ATAATAAGAGCCGTTACCCAGTGAAAATCGCGACTCAAACTCACAAAAGCCGTAATCTGCTCAGGCATGACAAAAGCATATAAATGCTGGATTTCCATCCAGTAAGCGCCAATATTTATGCCCATAGCCGCGAGAGCCATCCAAAGTTTCTTGCTAATTCTACCCTTACTCATTTTTCTTAAAAAGTTTTGCAATCATATTAATGCTATGGTTTACACCAGAAATGAATGATTGTAGTATACTTGCAATTAAAGGTTGGGCGGCTGGAAAGAAAACGCAAACCGCGACTACCCCCAAAATGCTTCCAAGGCTGCCCAGCGCGAAAAACCAGCCCCAGAATCCAGAACGTCGCTCCTTGCTAGCCTCTTCGTTTGCCTTTCTAACGGCCTCTCTTGTTTTAGCTTCGTATTTTTGAAAGCTTTCTACCTCTTGGGCTACCTGCTTTTTAAGCTCCTGATTTTGAGAGAGAATCTCGTTATACTCTGGAGAGTCTAAGGTTAGAGTTGGCTTGTTTGTATAGTCAACGGGTAGCACCACATACTTCTTCGAGCCATTTTCAAAGTCTTTAATATGAACCGCCGATTTAGATGGATTCGCGTCTCTTAGCGCCGACGAGTAGCGAAATGCCAAGTCTACCCTTCCGTGTTTAAGGCTTTCGTCTATACGAGCGATGCCCTGATTAACTAGCTCTCTATGCTTTTGAGATGCCGACTGGCAGCCAAATAATAGCATTGGGCATAGAATATATGGAAGCAAACCTTTCACATCGAGTTTTACACCGGATTTAAACCAGTGGATAGCTTATATGTAAATAATAATTGGCGCTTGGAGTCAGGTCGGATAACAAAAAAGAGCATCCAGTAGAGTTAAACTTTCTCAAATTACCCATTAATAGAGGGTCTGATGCTCCAGAGCTATGCACTGTCATATTAATATACTGCGGCTGGGAAGACCAAGAAAGGTCAACGCCGCTTACTCCCGAAGGAATGCTCTGAACTGTTCCCAGCAGGCCGCTCCCAGTGATAATAGTGGCGTCGCTTCCCGCAACAATATCTTCTACAAAGTTTGCGAGCTCAACCGAATCTATTTGTTTTAACTTAATCGTGAATGTCATTTTTAGATAGGCGAAGAATCGCGGCTGAATAAAACTCTAGGTCGTGCTCAAGTTGAAGCTCTTCAATTTCGGCAACAGCCTCTTTTGTAAGGTCTTTTGGAGCTTTTACATAGCTGGCAATAGACTCCTCCCAAGCTTCGGGAGCCTCGTTAGAAATAATGGCGGCCACAATTTGCTTAACGATTGAGGCTTGCGCGGAATTAATCTCTTTAACCTTAAACTTCTTCTTGATGGCCGTCTCCGTTTTAGTATGGATAGCAGAAACCTTATCATGAAGATTGGATAGCGCCTTTACGCTAAAAGAGGCTTTGGCCGAACCAATTGGCGATGGAGTAGTGGAAACTTTAGGACCAGTAGAGCCACTAGGCCGCCCTGCCTGCTTTGGCGCTTTAGCCGCTGGAATCTGAGCTTGGGTCGCTGAGATAGTAGCAACCTTATCGGCAGTTTCTACCTGCCTACGAGTTAGCTCGGAAGCCCCTCCAACTAGAGGTAGATATAGGTCACGCTGACGCTGTTCCTTGAACTTCTCCTGACTCTCAAGGGAAGTTTCAGGGGAAGGCATCTTGCCAGTTTTAATCGCGTCAAAAAGCTCTTCTGGAGTTAGGAAGCCAAGTTGAGCCATAGATACCGCAAGTTTCGAGTATTGTAGTTCGTCCTTTAGCGAAAGGTCTTCGAATACAGCGGTTGGATAAACTCTAGCGCCAATAGCCTTGCACACGCGCTTAATTTCCGGTTGTAGGAAGTTATGAAGAAATGCCTGACGAGCCTCTTTCAAGCGCTCTAGAAACACTTGCACCTTAATAGAGGTATTTGCAAACTTCTCACCGGAATCAAATAAAATGGCGTTAAGCCCAACATTAATATCCTTGTCTAGTTGTCGATACTTCTCTTCTCCAAGAATCTTATCAATCTCTGGAATCAACCACTCCGCTTTAACGGTATGGTCTGTAATGAGGGTTCTCGCGACGCTCTCGTTCTGGAATAAATTTTGAATAGCCGCCGCAACCGCAGGATTAAAGTTTCTTCCGGCGTTATGCTCGTTCTCAGGCTCTCCAATATTGATGAGTAGCATTGCCCGCTCTGTGGTTCTCGCAATTGATAGGTCAATACGCTTAAACTCCATTTTCGTCTCAATATCTCTAATAACCCCAAAAGCCATAGGGACGCCCATTGGCTCATATCCCTGAGCTTTGTATAGTAAAACAGATAGACGGTTTGGGTCTAAAGGAATCTGAGCGCCGCTTGAGGCATTTTTTATATTCTTCTTTGTCTCTGGGTCTAGCGACTTAAAAAGGCTCTTCGCCTCTTCTGAGTCTAGTTTTTTCAGCTTTCCTAGCTCATACTCAGAAAGGGTCTTATAGTAGGTTGGAGAATTAAAAAGCAAGTCGCCGCCAGCAAGAATGGTTTCTGGATTTAAAATGATGTATTTTAGCGGCAGCTTATTTGTAGCATCGCTTCCATACACCTGAGTCATCTTCTTCATCTGTGTTGGTGGCACAACGCCATCGAACCTATAAAGAAATACATTGCCAGACCTAAACCACTCTCTAAAAAACTGCTCTTTTAAATGCCAGATATTAACTTTCTCGAACCAAGCCGAAACAAAATCTCTAGTATTCTTATTGCCGCCCTCTAGGTATAAATTACTGTTAGAAAGCTCCGACATTACCTCTACTACGTTTCTAAGTAGTGGAAACGCCCAGTAAGCCTTCACACAAAGTCTCACCGCCTCTTTAGAGTCAAAATAGGATGGGTTGGTGCCAGTTCGGAACGGCGTAGCAAACTTATCTAAGTTAGGATAGCTCTGCTTTGGAAAGTCGGCAGTCTCACCCCTGTTGCGAACGGCGGCATAGGCAAATTTTTTATCCTTTTCATCTGTAGAGTCGGCAAATACTGGCAATATCCAATCGGAGGGCATTTTGCTTGCTGCCGACGTTGTTTGTTTCGCTTTCTTTAACCTTGCCATAATACAGTATACACTAAACTTTCTTATTATCGTAAAAAAACTGCAAATCTAAATGTGAAAAGCCGCCCTTTATCTTAAATATCTCTTCTGTAACTCTAGATGCACGGTATCTTCCAGACACAAAAAGAAACTGAATATTGGGAAAAGTTTCGCATAAACTCCTAGCGCGGGTAAGGTAAAAGTCAGGGGAGCCCTTTATGAATTTATGTTGATTTGCCACGTTCATCTGTAGAACTACCTCCAAAGACTCTTCTACAACAACTGCCAGATGGAACCCTAGCTGGTTCGCCCGCTCTACCTCGTTTTTAAACCTATCGAACCCCTGAGACATCGTGCCACAAAAGTCCTCAAGACTCTTTCTTTCCACAAAGCAGCCAGTGAAATTATTCTGAGAAGAATAGTCGCCAACATCCAATTTCGACACTGAGCTACGACAGCTAAATTCAAATGGATTCTGCTCTCTTGTGTCTACAAACAGCAGGGCGGGCCCGGAAATCTTTTCTAGGCTTGCTGAGTAGTTGTATCTTGGCTTTAGCCCAGCCTTTTCGCATAGCCCATTGTAGTCCAAGCCAAGTTTAGACACGAGGGCTGGACTTGGCAATATACTCGTCCTAGCCTCAAAAGTAGATGGCGCGTATTGGAGCTCCTTTATCTCTTTTCTGCCATTTATAACATCAAGAAGGCGGCGTTTGTCGCCTCCATTAGTAAAGAATTTTACAAGATTCTCCCTTGAGTTAAAGAGCGAGTTGATATAATGAACATCGTCTTTATATGCAATATCCTCGCCAGTAAACAGGTCTTTCCTGTCGTAATACTTTATGCAGTATTCTTTTAGAGTCAGGCCATTTTCCCGAAGGTGCTTTATAAAGTCCTTGCGGTCAGGTCGTTCTACGTTATCTATTCTAGAAAGCAATGGGAATAAAAGAGTTTAGCGCCGGACGCTCGTCTGGGCGCATTATGTTGAAAAAGTGCTTGCTTGAGTAGTAGGCCATCAATAAGCATGTATAGTTATCCCTACGCGCACGCTTCTCGCTGGTTGACTTTCTTAGGTGGGAGGGGATATTATATTGAAGCGTAGTCCCACTTCCAATACTCTTTACTTCGATAAGGGCCATCTGGCGCTTTGTTTGGGAAATCCAGTCCTCTTGGTCTTCTAGAAATGCGCCGATTTCATATGGCTTATCGGAGTCGTCCTTAAACTGAAACGGCAGCCTGAACCCCTCTACAATTTCTTTATACAAAGACTCTTGATACTGTATACCCGACCCAAACCATATCTTGCCAGCCGAAACGCCGTCTTGTAGATATTCGTTCATAGTTCTGAGTGTTGGTGCTGAAAACGGCTGCGCGTATACAATCCTCTTATTTGTGATATTCCACTCGTTGCGAGCTTGTCGAACCGCCTTGGTATACTCATGGTGGTCGTCGGTAGCCAAATCTGCCTCTATGTAAGATAGTTTAATATTGTGCTTCTCGGCTATTACTGAATTATTATATCCATTGATAAACTCGGTGCCCGAGCCGTCAATAACAAACCAGACAATATTAAAGTGAGTTAAAATATAAGTTAGATATTCATAATGCTCGGCAATGTCGCATCCAGCCTTGCCATAAGAGTGAACCTGATAAATTCTCTGGTCTTCTGGAACTATCATATACACGCCCATCGCAAAGTAGTCACTGGTTTTTGCAGTGCCGTAAGACGGGTCAATTGCCAGAATATACTGAGCTCTCTTATTACCAAATACCTGAACAGTAGGAGAGTGTCCTGCTGGCACCGTGCATTCATGAAGCTTTTTGATGTCAAAATAGCTATCGCTGGCATCCACGAACTCAGCACCATACTCGCGGCGCACTACAGGATTATGCTCCTTACCTTTAACCGCCTCGTTCAATACAGACTCGTCCATAATTGAACCGGACGGTGGTGCATTATATGCAAACCTGACAACAAAGTGAGTTGGACTTGTGGCTAAATCCTTTTCGATTTCGTTGTTCTTGTCGTTTTTCTTGCCTCTAATTGCGTCTAGATATGGGACAAAAAGACCCTCATAGAGATACTCAAATTGATAAGACGCCGAGCTCGTCACTATCATTTTATTGTTTGGGAAAACGGTGCGGTCTTCTTCCGTCATTAACCCAGCTTTAATTAGCTGGTCTTCCTTATCTTTTGTCTCTTCCTGTTCCTTTGCGTTTAACTTTGCGGTCAAGAATGGCCTCAAGATGGTATCTTGGATATGCTCGGAAACAAGAAGCCCCTCGTCAATAACTAGAACATTCGCACGCTCACCACGAAGGTTTTCTCCGCCGCCAAGGGGCAAGCCCTTTACAATTGCTTCGTTTAGACATTTTAAAGTCCAGCCAGACTGGTCCTTGCCTATCTTTGTCTTATTCCCAGACTTACCCTCGGACTCAAAACACTGCCTAAGTAGAACGCACTTCGGATGGTTTAAAAACTTCTCCATCTGGTTGAAGATATCCTTACTTCTTCGAAAATTACTGCTAACCAAAACTATTTTAGCGCCGGGATTAAAGATAAGATAAAGAAGGATAAATACGGCCAAAAGATAGCTTTTTCCGACGCCACGACCAGCCACAGTAAGAGAGTAGTCCTTCTTAAACCAACCTTTTAGGAATAGCTCCTGAAATGGCCATACTTTGTATTGGCCGCCAGTTAGAAGCTCCCAAGTGAAACCAAGGTCATACTCAAGCATCTCTCCGAGAAGCTCTCGTGCCTTGATTTCTGAAATATCTCCAGTAATATCTTTTATTCGCGATAAAAAATCGCTGGGCCGCTCTTTTCTTTCAACTCCAACTTCCCAAGCCATTAGCTTACCTCCTCTGGAGAAATGCCGAATATTTGAGCTCGCAACTCATCCATGTTCGTAATACGCTCAACCTCTTTATCGCGGCGCTCTTTTCTTAACTCTAAATATTGAATCATTTTAGCCCTGCTTCTGCCCTCTCTAAATGCTTCGATTAACTTCAATACATTCTCATTGTTAGCTGCGAGCTTATCAAGACGATTAACGCGCTTACCATTAAGGTCTTGCAAACTTTTTTCCAGTCGCTTTTGGGCGCTATCAATTTGAGAGCGAGTATTATTAATAGCCTCAATAATAGTCATTGGCGGGACTTTTTCCTCGCGCATAACCTGCTCTTTCCACTCGATAAGACCGGCTTCTTCAATTTTCATTCTATCAATAGAAACCCTTCCCGCACAATAGTTAATATACATTTCGACCTCCTCTTCCGTAAGGTCTGGCTTGTCGTAACACATACGCACAAAAGTCGCCTCGAAATTGTCGCGCTCACTTACTTTCTTGAGCATGTTCATTTCATATACAAACCTGTTCGTGCTCATATATCCCATTAGGCGAACTAGGTTCTCCTTCTGGGAGGGCGTCATCTTGTCCTCTTTATAGTTGACACTGGTATGATTATTTACCCTTTTCAGAACGCTAACGAAGGTTTTTGGGGGATTATAATTAACATCTGCAATATCAGCAGACTCTTTTTTATTGTCAAGGGGCTTATCAGGAGACTCTACAGTGTCGTAGTATGTTTTAACCGCTCTAAACTCAGCGGTAGAATACTGAAGCTTCTCGTCATCAAAAAGAAGTCGCGCTATCTCCAGCGGCCTCATCATAATATGTTTATCTATGAACTCTTTTTGAGCTTTTGTAAGCGCCGATGCCTCTATTTCCGGATGGGTGATTTTCTTTCTATTGGAGATGTGTTTGCGAACCGCCATGCCCTGCGGGTCGCGAAGGCCATACCTCGCGCCGCAAACCTTCTTGACGATAGCCCTAATATCGCTCTCGCCCTTATCCCACTCATTGTCAATTGCCTGTTTCTCGGCATCAGTGAGATTATACTCTTGTGGGGTTTGTTCTTCGTTAGCCATTTGGAAACTCAATGCCGCCCTCTGATATTAGTTTCTTAGCTTTTTTAAGGATAACCGCTTTAATTTGCCTCACTCTTTTTGCCTTGGAATCCTTTTTGAATCCGCATTCCTCGGATACAACATCAT